CCTTCTACGCGATCGCATAGCAGCTTAGTGTAAGAGTCGATGTTGTGTTGTACCTTATCCGTAATCTCACCGTACACCTTACCATCTTTAAAGGTAAAATATATTTTTTGGATATCAGGTAACAAAAAGCTCGATTTAGCGAGGTTTTTGATGTTGTCGATAGTTATGATAAAACTATTACTAAACGGTATAGAATTAATTTTTTCTACATTTACTGAAGGTGAGGATAATACTCCCTCGTCATATAAATGCATCTTAAACTTAATGTCGTCGGAAGTATAACTAATACTGTTAGGGTGTACTCCTATAATAAAATTATTGAAATTTAAGAGTGATAAAAGTTTGTGAAGTTTTTTAAAATCAGGAACATTAAGCGTTATATCAACTTCATCACTAATATTAGTTAAAGTGTAACTGCTACTAACGATAATAGTGTTATCGCCCGTAGCAGTTAGACAGGTAAATTTTTTATTTTTTAATTTAAGAATCCCGGTGTCCGCTATCCTTGCTAAACCACCTATGAAATCGTGTACAAAGATCGGTCCATTTTCTATTTGTAGATTCATTAGCTATTATAGTGTCAAGCTGGGGTATCATCAATTTTTTTTTTATTCTTTCTGAAAGTAAGTTTATCGATACCTTGTTCAATTTTTTCAAGTCGATCGTTTATGTTATTTAACTTATCAGCGATATCCTTGACTGCATCGTATTTAAAATTAAAAGATAATTGGTTAGGATCTATCTTTGGAGCCTCATCTAACAACGGTTCTGCTGTAGGGGTCCCTACTATAGTATTTGTGTTGACGGGTAATTGAAGGCCTGACTGATTATTGATCGCTTGGTCCGAGTAAGAGGAACTATTAGGTTTGGAACCTGCCGTTGATATCTTGTTTATTACATCGTGCATATTTAATGTAATACCTTGAAGAGATGGTGTTCTGTTGGTTATATGTCTATCAATTTTATGAAGCGTGGGCAGCTCCTGCCCCATAAACTGGAGCAGGACTGCCTTCGCCTCATCACCTACTACTTCTCGTATAGGATCCGTCATAATATTATTCTAAATCACTGAGAAGAGACTCAATAGTATCATCATCAACCGTACTTGCTGTAGTGGTTGCTTGGATAGCGGGTGAGGGTGTAGAGATGCTATCCGCAGGGTTCGCTCCAGAGCCTACCCCCGGCTGTTTTGTGGGTTCCGTAGGCTTACAGTGATAGTGTTCAATGAGTACTTTCTTTAAATCATCATACGACTTGCTAATTACATAATCAGAAAGATTAAAAACACCGCCATAAATTTTAGCGTGCTTATCCTCACTAAGATTATCTATAGCCTTAGGGAGCTTAAATTTAGACGACACATATGTAGGATACTCGCCTTGATTTTCAACCTTTATCATCAGACTGCAGCCATCTGATCCGAGATCAAAAACTCTCGGCCCATAATCGTCAGATCCTTCGCCTTCGATTGCGTCAAAAATAATCTTTCCTAGTTGCTTACCAAAGCGAATAATTTTTACAGTCCCATTATTAACCTCATCCTTACTGTCACTAATGACGTAGGCATTTACGAGCCAGTTTTCACTTCTACGAATAGATTTTATTTTCTCTTTATCTGCTTCTGTACCAGCATTGTATGCTCTGTAGCGCTCCTCAGCGATAGGATCAGGTTGATCCCAAGTCTGGAGTGACGTTACGTTAATATTTTGACCGGTACTAAAACTTTTCCAACCGAAATTATAATAGTGAAAAAAAGTTTTGCTAGGGTCTTTGACATTTGGTAGTAGTCTTACTACGTAGGTGTTGCCTGGTTGAGGGCGAAGAAAATCTTTCATTCTCTCACTAATTTTATTCTCGTTGGATTTTGAGAGTGCACCTTTAATACTCTCGAACATTTTAGCATTATATGTTGTCATATTTATTTTATAATAGTTGTTTTTTTTATTTTATCAAAAGCGAGTTCAGACAGTTTTTTACATTTTTTTGACTCTAGATATCTATTTCTAAAGACATAAAAATTGTTAACGTACTCTTCACTCAATACAAAATATAGTATATCTTTATCGGTTCTCAACAAATTTGTTTCAAAATTTTTATAATTAAATAATGCATAAGGTGAAACTTGAAAAAGCTTTAAATGCTCTAAGAAAACATATGTAATACCTTTACTAAAATTACAATATTCCAATAAGGAGATATTATTTTCCACACAAAAGGTTTTAATAAAGTTAAATGAGTCTATAATAAACCGCAATTGTATCTCAGAATCAGGGTCTTCAAATTTAAGCTTTTTAATGTATAAACTATAAGCCTTAATTGCCTTTTGGGTGAGGTAATAATCTAAGTAGTACGGATGAGAGTCACTATACACTTTGTATGGCGCCTCAAAGAACATATTAATCTTTACATGTTTGTGTGCAGCAAAAAAGGTCGCTAACCTACGCAGTTGTACTTCAATTTCGGTTCCCTCCAACTCGCTGAAATTTTTTCTGTACTTAAATGGTTTGTTTTGACTTGTACGAAGAATTTTAAGGTGGCTGTTGTATATATTTTGCTCGAAATCCGTCACATATCAATCTACTGTAAAATTTCGCTTTTACAAGTATTATTAAGATATTTCATGATGTACTTACTTTTATATATAGACGGATCGTGCTTCAAAAACAATTGTACTGCCTCATAATCTGATTCCACTGAAAATTTTAATTTAAAAATATTACGCAAGTGTTTATTTTTTAAAAATTTTAAAAATACATTAGCTGTATTGAGCTTTTTACCGGCAGTGAGGGTTACGTACGTACAAAAACCTGAAAAAAGACATAACATCTCTTGTTCATCAATTTGACATATAGGCGACTCATTCCTCATATGGAGTAAATAATTTAGAAAAAGATAATAACTTTTCAGTTAACGCCCCACCCGCAGTTTTAGCCTTACCGCCGCCCTCGCACAATTTAGCAGCAAGTTTAGAAACATCATAATCGCAGTTATTACTTGCTCGGAACGAGACATAATTTTTATCTAAATTAATTATTATACTAATGTCTGCCTTCAACTTTTCGAAGAAATATTTACTTATTTCATTGACCCCATAGTCGCTAAACGCACTAAAAATACTATATTTTTTGTTATCAAGCTCAATCGTAGCAAAATACGACTCGAGATTTTGAAATATATCCTTTACTCGCTTATCATGATAGGATATAATAGCTTGTTGCTGTGGGGTAAATGCGGTAAATCCATCTTTGAAGGCATTACTAAATTGTTTTATACGATCCCCTCCAAGACCGTAATACACTACGTTTAACGCGTAACTAACTGGTGTAATGAGCTTATAACTCTCAAAATCACTAATTAATTTTATTAAAACTTTTTGGGGTTTTGTAAAACTAATAGATGGGATCCCGGAGAATTTTCTATAGATTAATTCTGTAGTGCTGTCGCACGTCTCTAAAAATATTTTACAGTTAGTTTTTAACCCTATAACATTTTGATCTACGGCGTTGTTAAATATATATGTATTTTTATTATCAATCAGTCTGATAGTATCAGGATCGAGCGGCAAACCACAAATAAACAACTTATCATTAATAAAATTACCTTTTTCCAACAAACTGTACAAATTTTTATCTAACACTCCTTCGTGGGTGACAATGGCATCATTAAGAATATGCTTAAGTACAGTAACACACCCAGCGCCATCCATGTTAATTTTAGTAATAATATGTACCCTTTCTTTGGACATATTATTATTTAGTCAGTAAAATCATTATTCAACGTTCTGAGTAAATCAGCAGACGATCTACCGGAGGGGGTGTTATTAGCACCTGTCTCTTCTTTTATAGTGAGTGTTGAGTAGTCTACACTCATATTTTGGGTCCCTGAGTTAATACCGAATCGATTTTTCATTAATCCAAACGCTATAGTGTTTTGTTGATTTTCCGGGTCAGGCTTAAACACACTGCATATCATATCTGCAGTAGCTGCCAAACCTATACTTTCAGATATAGTGTTAAGTCCAGGCTCATTTGTATCATAACCTGATCTATTAAGCTGAGTCGCACTTATTATCGGGCATTTAAAAACATAGGATAAAGCTCTTAACTGCTCAGTGCAGTACTTTACTCTCTCGTAACTATTATTACCAATTGTACTATATAATAGATTAACATAATCAACTACAATTGCGTCTATCTTAATATGC